ATGCTTATTCCTGTGATAATATTTATACATAACAGGCAACATAGTCTGCTTACAACCAGGTTGCGGACAAGTTGTAGACGATTCCTGTATGTCTTCTCTATGAATTGGACATAGGAAGTGGAAATTCTTAGGAAGTCCCTGCTGATCCAAATCAAATTCTACCAATGCGGGGTTTAGTCTCCTAATTTCCCGTACTTTGGAACGTAGTTCTCCATCTTCTCCAGCTTTATACTCCTTAGCTAGATATAGAAAACCATCATCAATGGAATTCACGTCAAAATGAAACTGTCGTAAGACCTCTTCAAGGCTCTGGTCAAACACATTACAATCTTTCATGATAGCTTTAAAGCCATCTAGTTGACGTTCATCAGCATCCTCATCTTTCGGCTTCCATTCAAAACCCCTACGAAAGACCTCACTCGTAATATGATTCAACGGCCCCCGTATTTCTTCAACAGACATACATATTGTCTGCAAATCCATCACAAGCTGTTGTCTGTACGCCATTTGATGGCGTACCCACGTATTTACTACGTGGTCTAAGCCAATAGTAGGAGCCTGTCCTGTATCACCAGTAGCCTTCATCATTTGCAGCATATCAATCTGGCTACTTAAATTAGCCATCTGCTGTGCAAATACTGGAACTTCTGGTAAATATTGTGAAAGTTTCATAAGTTAGTCCTCACTTTAGATTCCCCTACTTATTTTACTATGGTTTCTGGGATTCTTTTCTACCCAAATTTGACACATCCTGTAGAGAAACTAATTTAAGTATAGATTCCATAGCTTTTCCTTTTAATTCATAGTCTTCCGTATGAGATACCTCTTTCTTAATTGTCAATTTTTCGTCCTCTATACGTAAAAGCTGTTGTTTAAGTTGCTGAAGTTCTTGGTCTTTCTCTAGTAAAACTGCTTCATGTTCCGAATCGTCCACTTCCTCAGTTCCCATCTTAGAATTTTCTAGGATTCCTGTACGGGCTGCTTCCTTGATAAGAGCAATGAATGCCCCTTCTGTCAACACAGTAACGGCAGGGCTATCATCTGGTACCTCATCATCTACCTGTAAAGTCTTTAAAGAATCATGCCATGTATCTAAGATTCTCCATGTATTTGTCGTCTCATCCTTAGATGCTACGTATTGCTGATCTCTTCCCTGCAACATATTGCCTAACATTTATCTTCTCCTTTATAGTAACGCTTGCGCTAATTTATTGGGGTTATATCCCACAATAACTTGTTCTCCTTTTACAAGTCCTCTAGCTACAGGAACAGAGGATTTAATAACAATAACGGGAGTTGTCCTATAGCCTAGAGCAAACAACTCGTCTGCTACTCCTTCTTGACTTATACTTTTTTCTATGTATGAAAGATTATGATTGGTCAACCAAGCCTTGGTTGTGTAACAAGGGCCTCAACCATGGGATGTATAAACTGTTATAGACATCTTATCTCCTCCATTATATACTATTGCATACCCTTCGTCAACTAAAGTAACATTAACATCGTCTGCAAAAACCGTTCCTAAAATTCTACCGTATTTTCCTCGTTACTTTGCTCTTTCCATTTTATATAACTGTTTATCCACTTCCCTCTACACAAACCTCCACAAATAGTTAAATAATATCTCACTATTTTAGTCTTAGTCTTAAGCATCAACTACCCTCCCTATTAATTAGTAACGGGTTCAGCTATAGTTACTTCAACATTATCTTCAATTGTTATATTAGCCCCCGTAACTGTAGTAGAAATCGTGAACTCTTTAGTTGCAAAGCCGTCACCCATTCCAATCTCATTTAATAAAATTTCAAGGGTGCCTACATTTATTTTTGAGAGGACGCAATCACCCCCCTTTGTATATAAATTAGACAGTTTTAAGGTACCAATTTTCCCATTTACTCCACTTGCAGGAGCTTGAATCCAGATCCTGTCATAGGTACCTCCATTCGTGATCATTGCGTCAGCTTGCTGATGCCCACCTCCTATGGCTCTCATTCTAGAGGTTCCTGGTGAAGGGGCCAAACTTTGACCGTCACTGGCATTTCCACGCACCAAAATCGTATGTGCCTGTATATCTGTAAGCGTTAATTTCTTACAACGAGAGTTTTCAAAGATTAGGTGACCGATTTCCAATCTGGTATTGGTACCACCAGATATTACATTCCCTGAAATCTGAACCACATTGGCCTCTCCCGACGGCAAAGCTGATCCCGTAAAAACGGTTCCTACGGACACGTTCTCTATAGTAATTTCTCGAACAGGTGTGCTACCTAAGTCGATCCTTAACGTGTTTGAGCCTTCAATGTATGATGTAGGAACGTCTAAGCTAGCGTTTTGGCCTACAACAGATGCTGCATAAACACCACTATCTCCACGTTGGAATGACCGTTCTGCAAAAATAGTTTCATTGGCGACAACTCCACCACCAACGGCTGAGCCAGCGAACAAGAGACCTACTGCCATTTGTGGGCTAAACCCCATGGCTCGTAATAGACTGTAGGGACTTTTAAGCACTTGAAAAGTTCGTTTCCACTTCACACTTTCCGTTTGCAGATAATCTAGCTTTTCTAGTAACAAATTACGCCATGTAACTATCTTTCGATAAAAACGTACTGGCGCATTCAAAGTGGCCCTAGGTGAAGCTTTTAATCCTCGTCCTAAAGCTTTAAGATTATGGTAAAACCCCTTGCTTAGCAATCCTATACCTAAAACCAATAGAGTAGAAGATATACTAGCTGAAATTGCGAGTTCACTCCAGAAGGTATTTAGTAAAGTCTGAACAGCAGCCTGTTCTATGTGTACCCAACTACCTGTCCATAAGATGTTTTCATAATGAATAGGGAATAAGGACACAAGTAGAGGCATCGGGTTCAAGAAAGCAAGCGTTATGCCTAGTGACCCCGCCAATAATGAGAGAGAACCTACGGTTCTCCTAGTACTTGTTTTAATTCGTGAGAAATTAAAGAATCTCTTAAATAATTTATGCATTGACTCCTCCCTAAAACGGCTTACAATATATTATACTTTAATTAGGCGATTAAACATGCGCTCCATCCACAAGACTTACACATCTCACACCCAGACTCCATAACAATGTAAGAATTCTCGCAGCACCTCGTACTCTGTACCGCCGATACCCCAGTCCCATTTCCCTTTACCATAACCTCCTGTTCTCTACTTCCTGCCCTATAAACAGTAATACCCTTACAGGAACTCTTCCATGCTAATAAATAAGCATTCTCGACATCCTCAACCATAGCATCACTAGCAAAATTAATAGTCTTTGAAATACCAGAGTCCACGGACTTTTGAAACGCTGCTTGCATTGCAATATGGGCTTGTGGAGAAATTTCTGGGGCTGTTACATACACTTCCTTTACCCAATTAGGTACATTAGAATGTGTTTGTAATGACCCACCCTTAGCTAAGTCATTCATTAAATATTCAGAATAGAACCCCTGTTCCCTAGCATCCTTCTCAAAATATTTGTTGACATAGTTTAAAGTCTTGCCGTCCAGAATATTTTGTTTCGTCCATGCCAAAGCAAAAGTGGGTTCAATTCCACTAGACGTATCCGCAATCATAGAAATAGTTCCAGTAGGAGCAACTGTCAAACGACATAAATTCCTATAAGGCTCCTCAGGAGTCAAAGAGCTTTCGTCCCACGCTGGAAATGTTCCTCTTGAAGTACCTAAGTTCAATGATTCTTGGTCTGCCCATCCTCTAATCTGACGCATAATGTTCTCCCCAATCTTTAGAGCCGTTGAAGAATCATAAGGTATGTGCATCTGAATCAAAAGATCAGCAAAGCCCATAACCCCCAAACCAATCTTACGAGTAGCCTTCGTCATTTGTTCAATCTCTGTAGTTGCATAGTAATTCGCATCAATAACATTATCCAAAAAACGAACAGCTAACTTAGTAACAGTTTCTAGACGTTCCCAATTAATTTGACCTTCCCAATGTGTGTCAACCCCATGCTTAAAAGCTCCTTCATATGGAATAAAAAACTTTGCCAGATTAATAGACCCCAAATTACAAGATTCATTTCCCAGTAAGGGCTGTTCGCCACAAGGATTCGTAGCTATGATAGCACCAAAGGTATCTTGTACATGATTATCCTTATTAACTTGATCAAAGAAAATCATTCCAGGTTCCCCATTCTTCCATGCTCCTTCCACAATCTTCAGAAAAACGTCTTTAGCATTTAGTTTTCCTACAATAGCATTAGTAGCTGGATTAATTAAAGGAAACTCAAGATTGTTTTCCACACAATCCATCCAATGATCATCAACCCCCACAGATATATTGAAATTATGAATGGATCCCTCCACAGATTTGCAAGTAATAAAATCCATAATATCAGGATGATAGACTGACATAATTGCCATATTCGCCCCATCACGTTTTCCTCCTTGTGTAATCATAGAAGAAACCCTTGATAAAGTTTTTAGAACTTCAATTGGGCCACAGGCAATGCCATGAGTTGTTCTAATCTTATCCCCACGGGGCCTAATTTTTGACAAAGCGAATCCAGTCCCTCCACCAAATTTCTGCACCATAGCGGCATCATGGGCTGCTTTCATAATCCCTTCCATAGAATCTTCCAAAGGTAAAACAAAACAAGCCGATAACGTACCTTGATATGTTCCTGCATTCATTAAGGTAGGAGAATTCGGCAAGAACTCCAAATTCCTCATCATTGTACAAAACTCCATAGCTAAAAGGTCTGCTTCAACAGGCAACGCCATATGCGATGTTTCTAATACAGCAATAGCTTTTGCAACCCTTCTAAAAAGTTCTGTATCATTTTCAATAATAACACCATCATCATTCTTTAAAAAATACCTATGGCGTAAAATTACTTGAGCCTGTTCAGATAGTGCCGACTCCTGAGGTGGCTCTTTAATATCAAAATCTTTAGAAATAGTTAATACTGATGATGCTGTTGTTATCATTATATAATCTCCTCGTTTTAATTATCCCCGATGTCCACAATATAAACATAGGTTGCGTTCTTTAACCCAATACGATGGATTGCATAAGCTTTCAGAACAAGTTGGATTTGGAGCGTTCGCCCGTACTTGAGACAAATGTGCTATTGTTTCCTCTGGCGTTCTCTCCGTCCATTGCTTTCCATCCCAATTCGCAGGGTCGCTATCCTTCATACCTGAACCAGCAGATAATACCCTAGCCCACTTTTTCTGTAGTTCAGTTGCTGGGTCTTCTTTCTTCTTCTGCTCTTCTGGGTCTAAATCTGTAAACCAGTCCATTAAGTTTCCCATGGATTGAATATTGTATATACCTGTTTCATATACTGCAAGCAATGCCATGC